CTAAGGACGATTTCCGACTTTAAGAGTAAGTTGACAGGTGGCGGTGCTCGTGCTAATCTGTTTGAAGTAGTCCTCACATTTCCAGATGCGGCTAAGCCGCCCGATGAAGTTCTTGACAAATCAAGGTTCTTGGTTAAAGGAGCAAGATTACCAGCATCAAACATTGCACAGATCGAAGTTCCTTTCAGAGGAAGGGTACTTAAAATCGCAGGTGATAGAACTTTCGATTCTTGGACAGTAACAGTAATCAACGATACAGACTTCTCAATCAGGTCTGCATTTGAGAACTGGATGAATACAATTAACAAGTTAAGTGATAACACTGGATTAGTTAATCCTGCTGCTTATCAGTCTGACGCATTTGTATTCCAACTTGACCGTGATGGACAAACTTTGAGAAAGTATCGTTTCTATGATACATTCCCAACACAGGTCGGTCCTATCGAACTTTCATACGACGCTCAAGGTATTCAGGAATTTACTGTTGAACTTCAGGTTCAGTACATTGAAATTGTGAGAGGAGATAGTCCTCAATCAGGCGGTGTGAACATCAGCTAAATAAACATATACAAAAAATCATTATACTATGGCGAAACTTTTTGGTTTTTCTATTGAGGAAACACAAAATAAATCCGATGGTATTATCTCCCCTGTCCCCAAAAATAATGAGGACGGGGTTGATAATTATATCGCTAGTGGATTTTATGGTCAATATGTAGATATTGAGGGTGCATATCGTTCTGAACACGAATTAATAAAGAGATATCGAGAGATGGCATTACATCCAGAAGCGGATGGTGCTATTGAAGATGTTGTTAATGAAGCAATTGTTAGTGATCTATATGACTCTCCTGTTGAAGTAGAATTATCAAACCTAAATGCCAGCGAAAGTATAAAGAAAAAAATTAGAGAAGAGTTTAGATATATTAAAGAATTAATGGACTTTGATAAGAAGTCTCACGAAATTTTTAGAAATTGGTACATAGATGGTCGTTTATATTATCTAAAAGTTATCGATCAAAAGAATCCACAGGAGGGATTGAAGGATTTAAGATATATTGACCCGATGAAGATTAAGTATGTTCGTCAGGAGAAAAAAACAAACGGTGCAAATAATTTAACTAATATTAGGATTAATGGTAAAGGAGATGAATCAGTACCAAATCCAAAGTTTGATGAGTATTATATCTACACGATGAAACCAAATTATCCCACAGGGATGGTTGCACAAGCAGGTAAAGGTTCAACAAAAATTGCAAAAGATGCAATTACATATTGCACATCAGGTTTAGTAGATCGAAATAAGAATCGTGTTCTTTCATATCTTCATAAAGCAATCAAAGCACTTAATCAGTTAAGAATGATTGAGGATAGTCTTGTAATTTACAGATTGTCAAGAGCACCAGAAAGAAGAATATTTTATATTGATGTTGGTAATCTTCCAAAAGTAAAGGCAGAACAATATCTAAAAGAGGTAATGAGTCGTTACCGTAATAAACTCGTTTACGATGCACAAACTGGAGAAGTTCGTGATGATCGTAAATTTATGAGTATGATGGAAGATTTTTGGTTGCCAAGAAGAGAAGGTGGAAGGGGTACAGAGATTTCAACTTTACCAGGTGGTCAAAATCTTGGAGAACTTACAGATATTGAATACTTCCAGAAAAAATTATATCGTGCATTAGGTATTCCAGAGTCAAGAATCGCTGCAGAAGGTGGATTTAACTTAGGTCGTTCATCAGAGATATTAAGAGATGAACTTAAGTTTGCAAAATTTGTAGGTCGTTTAAGAAAGAGATTTGCAAATATGTTCAATGATATGCTTAAAACACAGTTAATATTAAAGAATATCGTAACACCAGAAGACTGGGAAAAAATGGAGGATCATATTCAATATGACTTCTTATATGATAATCAGTTTGCAGAACTCAAAGAAACTGAAATGATACAAGGTCGTTTAGGTAATCTTGCACAAATCGAACCATATATTGGGAAGTATTATTCGACTGAGTTTGTAAGAAAGAGAGTTCTTCGTCAAACAGATCAAGAGATTGAAGAAATTGATATGCAGATTGAAGATGAAATACAAAAAGGAATTATTCCAAATCCTGCAGAAACTGATCCAATCACAGGAGAGCCATTACCACAAGAAGGTGGTGGAGAACTCGGTGATGTGCCACAAGATCCAGATGTAGAAGCAGAAGCACAAATAACAGATGCAGAGTATCAAAAAGATACCAAATCAGCCGAGATATAAATAAACATATTGCTATAAATTAATCTTATGGAAGAATTAGTGGATTTGATTGCGACAGACGCTAGCCCTAGTGATGTATCTGACAAAATAAAAGACGCATTGATGGCGAAAGCAGCTGCTCGTATTGATGCTTTCAAACCTCAAGTTGCTTCAAGTGTTTTTGATGCTGAAGTACCTGAAGAAGAGGAAGTTGTTGATGAATTAGAGAATGAGGAACAACCAACTGAAGAGGACGAATAATGATCACATTAATTAAAGGTACTGAAGCTGCATGTGGCACAAATGCTGCGGGTGCATCTACCTTTGGTAGTGCTACAGCGGTCCGTCTCGTAAATAATAGTGGAACTGCAAGACTAGTTACTGTTATTGATGAGGTTGGGGGATCTACAACGATTGGAACTTTTACATTACCAGGTAACGCTGTAGAAGTTGTAGAAAAACAACCGACTGAAGCAATCTTTGCAGCAAACGCTGCTGTTTTAGGTGCAAAAGTAGGTTACACAATTAGTTAATTAAAAACCATGAAACTAATCACAGAAGAAGTCTCACAAGTAAAATTTATCACTGAAGGAAAAGGAAAGGGTAAAAAACTCTATATTGAAGGTGTATTTCTGCAAGGTGGTATTAAAAATCGTAATGGGAGAATGTATCCTGTTGACATTCTTGAAAACGAAGTCAACCGATACAATAAAACTTTTGTGAGTCAAGGAAGAGCACTTGGAGAACTTGGACATCCCGAAGGACCAACTGTAAATCTTGATCGTGTATCCCACAAAATTACCTCGCTCGTAAGAGAAGGGAATAATTTTAGAGGTAAAGCACAACTATTATCAACCCCAATGGGTAAAATCGCATCATCTTTAATAGGTGAAGGAGTTAAACTTGGAGTATCTTCTCGTGGTGTTGGTTCACTTAGAGAAAGTAGTAATGGTTGTAAAATGGTTGGTGAAGATTTTCAATTAGCAACCGCTGCTGACATAGTAGCAGACCCTTCCGCACCTGACGCTTTTGTCAACGGAATTATGGAAGGAAAAGAGTGGGTTTGGGAAGGTGGAACCCTTCGTGAAGAACTCGCAGAAAGAACTGAGAAGCGTATTAATACACTTGTCACTCAAAAAAGATTAGAGGAAAAGAAGTTAAGTCTCTTTCAAGATTTTCTAAATAACCTCTAAATGTAAAAGATCTATAAATAAGTATAGATTCTTACGAATTTTAATAAATCCACGGTAACTTTTTACACTAAATGGAAAACATCGAAGAAAACGTAGTCACCAAAGGTGCAGCAAAAGCTGATCCAATGCCCGCATCAGGTGCACAAGTAGAGGACTTAGGTGGTCCTACACCAGAAAACTATAAGCCTGATGACGATTCAGCAAAGCTGAAAGATCCAGCATCTACACTTGCACAAGTGAAAGATATTGTTAATGCCAAAGCTATGAAAGCAGAAGAGGCAGAAACAGAGGATGAAGTTATCGAGGAGGAAGAGGCAACTACTGATGAGGTAGTCGCTGAAGAGGAAACAGCAACCGAAGAGGAATCTGAGGAAGTTGTTGCCGAAGCAGAAGAAACTTCTGAAGAAGAAGTTGTCACTGAAGAGGAAGAGCAAATTGACATCGAAGCAGATGTTCAAGCACTTCTTGAAGGTGAGGAACTTTCAGAAGATTTCCAAAACAAAGCAAGAACAATTTTTGAGGGAGCAATCAGATCTAAGGTTGCAACTATCAAAGAAGAATTACAAGAAGCTTATGCTGAAGCTCTTGTAGAAGAGCTAGACAGCATAAAGGCAGGATTAACTGATAGAGTTGATGCCTACCTTGAGTATGTTGCTGACGAGTGGATGCAGGAAAATGCATTACAAGTTGAAGCAGGACTCAAAACAGAAATGACTGAATCCTTCCTAGAAGGTATGAAGTCACTATTTGAAGAACATTATGTAACAATCCCTGAAGAAAAATACGATGTACTTAATAGCATGGTAGATAAACTTGATGAAATGGAATCAAAACTCAATGAGCAGATTGATCGCAATGTTGCTCTAAATCGTAGATTGGCAGAATCCAATGCAGACGGTATTTTTACTGCTGTAGCTGAAGGTCTTGCAGACACTCAGAAGGAAAAACTTGCTACTCTTGCCGAGAATGTTGAGTTTGAAAGTGATACAGACTATCGTGAGAAACTAGAAACACTTAAGGAATCTTATTTCCCTAGCAAATCTAGTGCTCCAAAGAGCACCTCTGAGAATTTATCAGAAGAGGTTTCAACAGATGAAGTAGCATCAGTAGATGTTGCTCCTAGAATGCAAGCCTATTTGGATATCTTATCCAGAGCTGCGAAAAAGTGAATTTAACATTTATTCAAACA